ACGTGTGGAAGCTAACCAGGAAATCGATCTGGAGTTGTTTAACGCGAGCCTGAGAACCTTTGCTAAAATTATAGGAGAAGGAACATGAACACGAAAATCAAGAAGCTTCCAGCCGGTCTGGAAGAAGCTTTCGCCGCGGACTCGGGTGTCGGGTTCGAGGAAGTCACATCGTCGGACATTCAGATTCCGTTTCTGAGAATCATTCAGGCGTTGTCGCCGCAGCTAAAGAAGAGCGACCCTGCCTTTATCGAGGGCGCGGGACAAGGCGACATCTTCAACACCGTCACGAGCCAGCTCTGGGCGGCGGAAGAGGGCGTCAAGGTAGTGCCCGTTCATTTTCAGACGAAGTTCCTGGAATTTGTGCCGCGTACCCAAGGCGGTGGATTTCTGGGCGAACTTACGCCGTCTTCATCGGAGGTGCAGTCCGCCGTCCGTGACAGGGAGACGGGCATGGAGGTGTTGCCCAACGGCAACGAGCTTGTCCGAAGCGCTCAGCACTATGTGAAAATCGTTCATGAAGACGGCGCTCTTGAGAACGCCATCGTGGACATGAAAAAAACCCAGCTGAAAAGGAGTCGCCATTGGCTGTCTCTCATGATGATGCAAAAACATAACGGGGCGACGTTGCCAGCGTTCGCGAACATCTATCGCTTGACGACAATTGAGGACGGTAACGACAAGGGCTCGTGGGGCTCGTGGAGCCCCTCTCTGCACGGCCCGGTTTCGTCCATGGGGATGTACAAGGAGGCCAAGGAGCTGCACACCAGTTTGATTCGCGGCGAGTTGAGGATCGCGCCTCCCCCAAGGGAGGCTATCGAGGACAATCTTTCTGACGACGTGCCGTTTTAAGTGACTGGGACCCGCTTTACGGCGGGTCCCTTTTTAATCGATGAAAAACTCAGCGCAGCGGTTCCTTGACCTATTTACCGGGTCGCAGGGAGCTCACGGACAAACCGATGTCTTGGGCCGACAGCGGAACGGCAAGGAGGAAGCACGCTATGAAATCGTCCGTGCTCCGCTGACCGCGGATCTCGTTCAAAAGCATTTGGACGGGGAACTTGGCGTCGGGTCCATTCCGATTGACGAGACCAACAAGTGCCGATTTGGGGCGCTGGATATAGACGACTACAACTTGGATCTTCCGGTGCTGCTCGCGAAGGTCCGGCGCTTCAAACTGCCCTTGGTGCTGTGCCGATCGAAATCTGGCGGCGCGCATTTATTCCTGTTCCTATCGGAGAAGGTAGCGGCCTCGGAGGTACGCGACCGGTTGGCCGAGTTCGCCTCGGTATTGGGCTGGGGCAACTGCGAGATATTCCCCAAGCAGGAAGAGCTGCTGGCGGAACGCGGCGATGTGGGTAACTTCATAAACCTCCCGTATCAGAACGCGAAATACACCACCCGATACGCTGTGCAGAAAACCGGCGACTCACTGGACCTGGAAAAATTTCTGGATCTAGCGGAGAAGTTCCGCATTACCGCCAAGCAGCTTGCCGCGTTAGAGTTCGGCACTACGAGTGAAGTCCTTCCGGACGGTCCCCCGTGCCTACAAAAGCTCACGGAATTTGGTATTCCGGAAGGCGGCCGCAACGTGACGCTTCTGAACTTAGGCGTCTACTACAAACAGGCTTCGCCGAACGACTGGAAGGCGCTACTCGAGAAGCACAATCAGGATTATTGCAACCCGCCGCTTCCGGCGCGCGAGGTCGTGCTGGTCCAGGAGCAGCTGGAGAAGAAGGAGTATTTCTACACCTGCAAGCAAGAGCCGCTGCATGGACATTGCAACAAGGCGCTATGCCGATCGCGGAAGTGGGGGGTGGGCAACGCCAACTCTCACGTGCCGATGGGCGGCCTCACCGTCGTGGAGTCCGAACCTCCCGTCTGGTTCGTTGACGTTGACGGGGCAAGACTGGAACTTTCGACCAAGCAGTTGCAAATGCAGGTTGAGTTCCAGCGGGCCTGCATGGAGCAGATGTACACGATGCCGGCGCGGATGAAGGAGTCGGATTGGCGTGATCTGGTGGACAACCTTCTTAAAGACGCGACGAGGATTCCTGTACCGGAGGAATTGACGCAGAAGGGGCTTTTCGCGGAGTTGCTTGAGAATTTCTGCACGTCACGCATTCAGGCCCGCAGCCCGGAGGAACTCCTTACGGGGAAGCCTTGGACAGACGCGGGCATGACGTACTTCAAGCTCAGTTCGCTGCAAGAATATCTCAAGCGCAACAACTTTATGCATTACACCCGCGGCCAAATCACCGAGCGCCTCAAGGAAATGAACAAGGGGTCGGCGTCCGACAAGATATATCGGTTCCGCGATAACAGCGACAACTGGAAGTCGGTGCGCGTCTGGTTCGTGCCGGAGATGCACCGGGGAGAGGTGGACCTGCCAGAGGTGACGTTTGAGGAAGAGGATCCACCGTTTTGATAGGCCTTAAATCAAAGGAGAACGGAAAGATGCGAAGAGATTACGTGTGGGACCATCGGATTCAGCCGGTCCAAGGGGCAAAGTTTTCAATTGGCGCCAGTGATGGAGAGAATCTTCTAGGCGTTGCAATTGTTGGCAGACCTGTCGCGCGAACAGAAGATGACGGCTTTACTGTGGAAGTGACGCGGGTCTGTGTTTTGGATGATAGCCCCAAAAACACTTGCTCGTTTCTATATGGCAGGTGTTGGCGGATCTGGCAGCAGATGGGCGGCAAAAGAATGATCACTTACACATTGCAGTCTGAAAGCGGGTCGAGTTTACGGGGCGCCGGGTGGAAGATTCTTGGCGAAGTTGGCGTGACCAAACGTGGTGCCGGGTGGCAAAACAGACCCGGTCGGACGTGGCAGCCCGTTTATGGTCAGTTGAAATTTAGATGGGGGGTTTCAAGGTGACCGAGAGGTGACGTTTGAGGAAGAGGATCCACCGTTTTGATAGGCCTTAAATCAAAGGAGAACGGAAAGATGCGAAGAGATTACGTGTGGGACCATCGGATTCAACTCCGAATCTGGAAACGCAACGCAGAGATGTTGCAGGAACACAGGGAAGGATCAAGCGTCTTGAGTCTTTCCGAGAAACATGGCTTGTCCGTACACTGGACGAAAATTGTTTTGAAACGAGAGGAACGCTTACAGAGCGCCTTGTCCAGTATTCCCAAGAAAAAAGTGACCGTGTTAGACATGGGTCCTTTTCGTGTCCGGACGGGGGGATGTTTGGCGCGCGAAAACCTTATTTATCTGCCAATTGAAGAGTTCTATAAAGAACAGAACGCCGAGTCTCTTTTAAGGTTGCCTCTTTTCGGTAAAAAAAGTCTGCATGAAATAGCGGTGTGCTTAAAACAAGAGGGTTACGATATAGCAAAGTTTACTCTACCCCAACCATCCTTATCGTGGATTGGGAAAAATGATGCATGAAACCATTCTTGGTCCGCCCGGCACGGGCAAGACCCAGACCAACTCGAACAAGATCCGGGACTGCCTGGAGCAGGGCATCCCCCCAGACCGCATTGCCTGCGTCTCTTTTACCCGTAAGGCCGCGCAGGAAAGCCGGGAGCGGGTCTGCCGGGACTGGGGTATCGAGGAGCGGGATATGCCTTACTTCCAGACCCTGCACTCCATGGCTTTTCGGGCTGGCGGTTATAGCTCGGATGAGGTCATAGGCCCCAAGGATATGGCCAAGATCGGCGCGGCTGTGGGAATGCCGTTCGGCAAGAAGGGACGGTTGGACTTTGAGTCCGACTTCGACACGCTGGGAGTGGCCAAGGGCGACTTCTACATGAGCCAGTACCACTTGGCCCGCAGCAAGTGCATTTCTCTGCCGGAGATGCACTGTGATTTGGCCGATTACAACATCGACTGGCCGGAGCTAAAACGTCTGGCCGCGGCTTACGAGGATTATAAGAGGGTCCTCAAGAAGCTGGATTTCACCGACATGATCGACAACTTTATCCAGTCGGGGCACGGGCCGAACGTGGAGGCCCTGTTTGTGGATGAGGCCCAGGATTTGTCCACCCTGCAATGGTCGATGGTCAACGTTCTCCGGGAGACCCCCCGCATACAGGTTTTCACTGGCGACGATGATCAGGCCATCATGGGTTTCCAGGGGGCGGATGTTGAGGCGTTCCTCAATGCGACCGAAAAGAAAACGGTTCTGCAACAATCCTACAGGGTTCCCCGCTCCGTCTGGCAAGAGGCGCAGAGCATTGTCTGCCGGATCGAGGGCCGAGCTCCAAAAAGCTGGCGCCCAAAGGATGCGGACGGGACCGTTCAGTTTCACCAAAATATTGAGGGTGTCCCCTTGCATGAGGGCGAATGGTGCCTTCTGGCCCGAACCAACCGGATTGTCTCGCAGTATGCTGATACGCTGCGGAAGGATGGCTTGGTCTACAGTCGCTACGGGCACCCCAGCATTCCCGCCAAAACCTATGAGGCGCTGGATGACTGGGAGAGGTGGGCCAAGGGGGAAACGCTGACGCCCTCCAAGGTTCGAAACGTGTACACCTTCATGGAGGCGGGGGAAGGCTACTCCAAGGGCTTTGGGCCGCGCTCTAGCGCTCTTTTGGAGGTGATGGGGGCAAAGGTCGAAATCAGTATGTCGGAAGCGCGCGACAAAATGGGGCTTCTTCTCGACGGCTCCGTCCGTTGGCACAGAGCCTTGGGCAAGATTGACCTCGAGACCAAGAACTATGTCCTGAACGCCTTGAAGCGTGGCGACAACGTCAAGAACCCGCGGATCAAGCTGAGTACGATACATTCCATGAAGGGCGGCGAGGCTGACAACGTATTGGTGGTGCCGGACCTGTCGCACGCTGCCCACAGGGAGTACCAGAGGGGGCCGGACACAGAGCACCGTGTGTTTTACGTCGCCGTTACGCGAGCAAAACAGGCGCTCCACATAATGCTGCCAGAAACCAACAAATGTTATGAGTTATGAGACCAGTTGAGATACTGGGCACAGCCGCGGACCTTGTGGGCGGGGAAAGAGCGGAGCAGCACGGGGATTTCAGGATACTCCACCAGCGGGTCGCGAACCTTTGGTCTACTTATCTCCATGTTCCTGTAAAGGCCGAAGAAGTTGCTTTCTGCATGGTCTTACTTAAAGTGGCCCGTAGCGAACAGGGCTTACGCAACCCGGATGACGGGGTGGATGCCACCGCATACGCGGCGTTGTGGGCCGCGCTAACAGAAGATAAAGGCGGCTGATGCGTGAGGACCTGTTCGACGAGCCCGTGTGGTTTCCA